AACCGGGTTAAATGAAGCGCGCGATGGAAGCCAGCCAGATAAAAATGCATTAGTTGGATTACAAAAACTTGCAGCAGCAAATTCAAATACTGCTACAAGACATATATTACAAGCCGCTTCATATATTACGCTTCGCTTATGTGAAAATATTTCACTAAAAGCAAAAGATATATTTGAATTCGCGCTTACAGAAGAAAGCTTAATACAAAGCATTAATGAATTTAATGTAAATACGCTGGCAGAAATATCAAATTTGCATATGCATGATTTTGGTATTTACCTACAGCTAGAACCAGACGCAGAAGAAAAGCAAAGTTTAGAAATGAATATACAGGCTGCTTTACAATCAGGCTCTATATATTTGGATGATGCTATAGAAATACGTAATATTAATAATATTAATTTAGCTAATAAGTATTTACGTATTAAACGTCAGAAAAAACAAGAGGCTGATCAACAAGCGCAACAAGCAAATATTCAAGCACAAGCGCAGGCTAATGCTCAGGCCTCAGAAGCGGCAGCAACCGCAGAAATGCAAAAGCAACAAGCACTTACTGAAAGTAAATTGCAACTTGAACAAGGTAAATCTCAATTTGAAATTGGGAAAATGGAGCGCGAAGCAGAAATTAAAATGCGTTTAATGGAATTAGAATTTAATTTTAATAAGCAATTAGCCGAAGCACAAGCGGAAGTTATAAAAGCAAAAGACGCATATAAAGAAGATCGTAAAGACGAACGAACTAAAATACAAGCAAGTCAATCATCTGAACTGATTGATCAAAGAAAAAACGACACAGCACCTAAGAAATTTGAATCTGCAGGATTTGATGTATTAGGTGGTTTTGACTTAGGGCAATTTGATCCTAAGTAATATTTTTTATTAATTATATATTATTTTATCATGGCGGAAGCAGTAAAAACAGAAGGGGAATTTAAAGTAAAGCCCCGCAAAATGAAACAATTGACAGAAACACCCGAAACAATTAAAGTAGATTTGTCAAAAAAACCGGAAGAACAACCAGAAACGAGTGATACCATTAAGGTAGACCTTACTAAAAAAGAAGAAGATGCCGTTCAAGTCGATACAACAGATGAGGGCAATGCTACTATCGAAGAATCCAAAGACGAAGCAAGTAGCGAAGAAGTGGCTGAAGAAGTACGGACCACCGAAGAAGAGCCGGTAATACAAGAAATAACAGAAGAGGAAGTACAAGAGCAAACTGAAACTTTGCAAGGGCAAGTTAACGAAGCCGTACAACAATCTGTTGAACAAAATATTAACCTACCTGAAAACATTGAAAAAGTTGTAAACTTTATGAATGAAACGGGTGGTACATTAGAAGACTATGTTAGGCTAAACGCTGACTATTCTAATGTTGACAATAACACGCTTTTAAGAGAATATTATCTTCAAAGCAAACCTCATCTAGACGCGGAAGATGTATCGCTTCTTTTAGAAGACTTTACATGGGATGAAGATATAGATGACGAAAAAGATATTCGCAAGAAAAAAATTGCGTATAAAGAAGAAGTTGCAAAAGCCAAAGGTTTTTTAGAAAGCTTAAAAGATAAATACTACGACGAGATCAAGTTGAGACCGGGCGTAACTCAAGAGCAGAAAAAAGCAGTTGACTTTTTCAATCGATACAATGAGGAGCAGCAAATTATACAGCAGCGTACAGATGATTTCCAAAATCGCACTAAAGGCTTATTTAACCAAGAATTCAAAGGTTTTGATTTCAAATTGGGTGAAAAAAAGTTTAGATACGGTTTAAAGGATAATTCTTCTGTTGCAGAAACCCAATCAGACCTTAATAACTTTGTCAAGAAGTTCTTGAACGAACAAGGAGAAGTGTCAGATTTAACTGGGTATCATAAAGCTTTATATGTGGCTAATAATCCAGACCGAGTAATAAATCATTTTTACGAGCAAGGTAAAGCAGATGCAATACGTGAACTAAATGCTAAGTCAAAAAACATTAGCAATGAACCACGGCAAACGCAAAGCGGCGACGTATTTATTAATGGTTTAAAGGTTAGGGCTATTACTGGTGCTGATTCTACGAAACTTAAAATAAAACGAAAACTTAAAAATTAAAATAAATGGCACTATCACCATTGTTTGGGGACATTAACCCAACATTACAAAAACAAGCTACCAGCGGAAACTACCTAGATTTTACTAGTGGTGCTGGTAATGATTTCTCTCAGCAGTACCTTCCTGAGATTTATGAAGCTGAAGTAGAGCGTTATGGAAACCGTACGCTTTCTGGCTTTTTAAATATGGTTGGCGCTGAGATGCCTATGACTTCTGACCAAGTTATATGGAGTGAGCAAAACCGCTTACACATTTCTTACGATGCATGTACACTTACAGCTACTGACAGCGCTGAACTTACTATCCAAGATAGTGATGGTTCTGTAGGAGCTGGAAAACCACACGCAATTCGCGAAAATGCTTTAATCGTTATTTTAGATCCAGCAACTGGAACTGAGTATAAAGCAATTGTAAAAGGAGCTATTACAGATACTACTATAAAAGCGCACCCTTTTGGAGCTGCTGCTTGGGACGGAACAACTGCAGCCTCTGCAGGACTTAAAGTATTTGTATTTGGTTCTGAATTTGGAAAAGGAACTGCCGGAATGCAAGGATCTGTTGAGCCTTCTTTCACACAATTTTCTAACTCACCTATTATCATTAAAGATAAATACGGAATTAACGGATCTGACACAGCTCAGATTGGTTGGGTAGAAGTTGCTACTGAAGATGGAACATCTGGATACCTATGGTATTTGAAAGCTGAATCAGAAACTCGTCTACGCTATCAAGATTATCTTGAAATGGCAATGGTTGAGTCTGAAAAAGTTGACGATACATTAGCGGGTATTTCTGCAAATAGCAAAAACGCTAAAGGTACTGAAGGTTTATTTGCGGCTATTACTAAACGTGGTAACGTATATGGAGCTTTCCCAGCTGACCTTGATTCATTCGATACAATTCTTAAAAACCTAGATGGCCAGGGTGCTATTGAAGAAAACATGCTTTTCTTAGATAGAGCTACAAACCTTGCGTTTGATGATATGCTAGCGGGTCTTGACGGTGGAAGCACTGGTTCAGGTTCTGCATATGGTGTATTTGAAAACTCACAAGAAATGGCATTGAATCTTGGGTTTACAGGATTCCGTAGAGGTTCTTATGATTTTTACAAAACTGACTGGAAATATCTAAACGATGCTTCTACTCGTGGTGCTGACTCAAGCTTTGCTGGAGGACAAAACCCCGAAGGTGACGCAATTGACGGAGTGCTTGTTCCAGCTGGTACATCAACTGTATATGACCAAATCCTTGGTACTAACATTCGTCGTCCATTCCTTCACGTACGTTACCGTGCTTCTGAGGCTGATGATCGTCGTATGAAAACTTGGATCACTGGTTCTGTTGGTGGAGCATATACAAGCGACGTTGACGAAATGAACGTACACTTCTTATCTGAAAGATGTTTGTGTGTTCAAGGAGCCAACAACTTTGTATTGTTGAAATCAGTATAATCACTTTTTAATAATTACCCTCGTCTTATTGATGGGGGTAGTTATTATTTTTATTAACATTTTTATTTTATTATATCATGGCGAAAGAAAGTCAAGCAGAAGAAATTATTGAGGTTGCGCCTCAAAAAAAGACTAAGGCTAAAAAAGAAGAGCCTAAAAAACCACAATGGGAAATTAAAGATAGGCATTACTATTTAATAGGTAAGCAACCTTTAACATTTACAATTCCATCAAGACACAGTAGGAAACGTAGTTTACTTTGGTTTGATCCAGAAAAAAACGAGCAAAGAGAACTTAGATATGCTACTAATCAAAATTCACCTTTAAAAGATGAGCAAAAAGGCGAAGCAACACTTGGGCATATTATGTTTAAGGACGGACATTTATTTGTTCCTAAGCAATACCAAGCATTACAAAAACTATTATCAATTTATCATCCCGGATTAAACAGGATATATAGCGAGCAAGATGATATTGCCGAAGCTGTTGATCAGGTTGAAAGTATTGAACTAGAATTAGAAGCGCTTAATTTAGCTACAACTATGGACATTGATATGGCAGAAGCTATTGTTCGTGTTGAAATTGGCAGTGGGGTTTCTAATATGAGCTCAAAAGAATTAAAACGTGATTTATTATTATTTGCAAAACGTAATCCAAGATTGTTTATAGATCTTGCAAATGATGAAAATATTCAGCTCCGTAATTTTGCTATTAGAGCAAAAGAACTAGGAGTTGTTAATTTATCACAAGACCAGCGCATATTTAGCTGGGCAAGCAACGGTAAAAAACTTATGACCGTTCCATTTGACGAAAACCCATACTCGGCATTTGCTGCATATTTGCAAACAGATGAAGGCGTGGAAGTATATAAGTCAATTGAGAAAAAGTTTGCATAACGCGTAATATTAATTTAGAGCGGTAGCGTTATGTTATCGCTCTTTATTAAAAACAAATAAATAACAAATGGCTATAAATATAAACGACGTATACAAAAGTGTACTGGTTGTTTTGCAACAAGAAAAAAGGGGTGTGCTTACACCTACTGAGTTTAATAAAATTGCTACTCAATCACAGCAAGAAATATATAATCAATATTTTGATGATTTAAATCAGTTATTAAGACTTCCTCAAACTACATTAGCTTATGCGGATAGATTTGCTTTATTAGATGAAAAAATATCTTTATTTAAAAGAACAAAAAATGAAAATACTGATGCTAATACTCAAATTACATTAACTAATGTTCAAGAGCTAGGTTCTGTTGTTTACTTTGAAACGCCAACTACAGCCGGCAGAGAAGCGCAAAGAATACAAAAACAGGATGTTTATACTGTTAACCAATCCCCACTTACTGAGCCTACAAAACATTATCCTGTTTATACTTACGAAAATAATATTATACAGACGTATCCTGATAGCATTGGTGCAGGGCCTGGCAATCCAAACCCACAACCGGGTGATCTCTTTAATTTTCAAATTAATTATTTAGCATTTCCAGAAGATCCGATTTGGGGATTTGATATTGAACCTAATTTAGGTAATTATATTTATAA